ATGTGGACGACGCGGTGTCTTCTGGCATCACGATCCACGCTCCGGTTCGGGTGGAAACGCCGGTTGCTTTGAATGCAACTTACGCTCCGGGTGGAACAGCGGTTACGGTGACCGATATTGTTGGCGGGACAACGCTGACGTTTAGCACCTCGCCGAGCCTGTCGGTTAACGACCAGATCGTCTTCTCCTCCACCTCCAACGGCATCGTTGCTGGTACTGCGTACTACGTTTATTCAGTACCGGCGGCGAACCAAGTCGCGCTGTCTCTGAGCTATAGCGGCCCGGAGATCACGACGCTTACCAACGGATCTGGCCTGTCTATTAGCGGGACAGTCAACGCTGGTGTGGGCGCTACGCTCACGAATGCGGGAACCAAGGCTGCGCTACAGATTGATGGGGTGACCCTGTCAGTCAGCAATCGAGTCTTGGTCTACAACCAGACCAATGCCTATGAGAATGGCGTCTATACCGTCACAACGGTGGGCACGCCTGATCCGGGGGGCACTAACTGGGTTCTGACCCGCGCAACGGCTGAAAACACCTACAAGCCGGACAGCACCTCTGGTTTGGGTCAGGGCGATTACTTCTTCGTGCAAGAGGGCGCTACTGGTGCGGGCGAGTCGTATGTCCTGACGACGAACAACCCGTTGATCATCGGCACGACCAACCTGACGTTTACCCAGTTTGCGGCGTCTCAGGTCTACTCTGCCGGAACGGGCCTAACGCTTTCTGGAACCCAATTCAGCCTGACCATCCCGGTGACCACCCCCAATGGGGGGACGGGGCTGACAACGTACACCACCGGCGACCTGCTGTACTACGCAACAGGAACCGCCCTGAGCAAGCTGGCTATCAGTACGAGCAGCTATCTGCTTACCTCTAGCGGATCTGCGCCTCAGTGGTCTGATCCTGCTGGGGTGACTGTTGGCTCTGCTACAAGCGCCACGTCGGCCACAACGGCCACCAATGTGGCTGGTGGTGCGGCCAACAAAATTGTCTACAACACGGCAGCCGGGGTCACCAACTTCATTGATGCGCCGGTAACTACTGGCCACTACCTGAAGTGGAACGGGTCTGCGTTTGTTTGGGATGTTGCCGGAACTGGTACGGTTACCTCAATTGATGTCTCTGGTGGCACGACCGGTCTGACGACCTCTGGCGGCCCAGTTACCACGTCTGGGACGATCACGCTTGGCGGGACTTTGGCTGCCACGCACGGCGGCACGGGCATTACTGGTTATGGCGTTGGTGACTTGGTTTATGCCAACACCACGACCAGTCTGGATCGCCTGCCGATAGGTGTTAGCAGCCGCATCCTTACGTCTAACGGTACGGCTCCTGTCTGGACTGATCCGAGTGGCATTACGGTTGGAAGCGCCACTAACGCCACAAATGCAACCAACGTAGCGGTCACGTCAACCGGCACGAACGCAGACTTCTATATTCCGTTTGTGGCTTCTTCAAGCACCGGCAATCAAGCGCTTGGTGTGGATGCGGGGCTTTCCTACAATCCATCAACTAATGCGATTACCTCAGGAATCTCTGGAGGAACCTTCTAAATGGCACAGACTGGATATACCCCAATTCAGCTTTATCACAGCACGACGAGCACTGCGGTTCCGAGTTCTGGCAATCTGGCCAGTGGTGAGTTGGCCATCAATATTGCCGATTCGGACATGGCGCTTTACGCCAAGAATGCCTCTGGAAGCGTCAAAAACCTGATCAATAACCCGGTTGGCCTGAAGTACCCGATCTCTGACGGCACGGCCAATCAGGTTATCAAGACCGATGGTTCTGGAAATCTTTCTTGGGTAAGCCTTACTTCTGGCGCGGCGGTATCAAACGATACGAGTACGGCTAGTGATCTCTACCCGCTGTTCTCCAACGCAACGACGGGAACGCCCTCGACCATTTATACGAGCAACGCCAAGCTGCTCTATAAGCCTAGCACGGGGGATTTGAAGGCATCTCAAATGATTGCCACCAATGGCTTGATGCTCAACAACACGACGGTATCTGCAAGCTATACCGTGCCTTCTGGGTCAAACGCCATGTCGGTTGGCCCGATTACTGTGTCGTCGGGGCAAAGCGTTACCGTATCTTCCGGCCAACGCTGGGTTGTTCTGTAAGGAATTAGCATGAGCACGATTGCAGCAGGAACTACAGCAGGAACCGCGCTGGTAAACACCGGAGACACGACCGGTGCGCTGGTACTTCAGACCAACGGCACGACCACCGCTCTGACGCTCAGCACAAGCCAAGCGGCCACTTTTGCCGGGAATATTGTCTATTCCAAGGCGGTCACGGAAGGGATTTTCGCTCTTGGCACGTCTGGCTCTTTGGCGCTGAACCCGGCAAACGGCACCATCCAGACCTGTGCGCTGACTGGAAACCCGACTTTTACGGACTCTTTGTCTGCCGGTCAGTCCATCGTCCTGATGCTGACAAACGGAGCTTCGTACACCGTCACATGGCCTACCATTACGTGGGTTACCGCAACGGGTAATAGCGCTCCGACTCTGAGTGCGGCAAACACGCTGGTGTTCTGGAAAGTAAGCACTACCCTGTACGGCGCGTTGGTCGGGAGTTATGCGTAATGCTGATCAAGAGCCTGCAAGCCGCAGCAGGTAATGTGGCGCCAACTGATCCAAACTTTGAGTACGTCACCATGCTGCTGCACGGTGATGGGACGAACGGTGCCCAGAACAATACGTTCACAGACAGCAGCACCAACAACTTCACCATCACCCGCAACGGCAACACGACGCAGGGTACGTTCAGCCCGTATGGGTCGAACTGGTCGAACTACTTTGATGGGACAGTTAACGGCTACCAAAGGTATGCCGACTCCGGCAGCGTTTTGGATTTGTCAGACGACTTCACGGTTGAGTTTTGGGTTTTTCAACCAGCACTCGCAACTCGAAACGGCACGATCAACGTATTTTTCAGCGTTGACACGCTTTCCAGATTCCAGTTTTACCAAGAAAGCGGCGGCGTCACTGTAGACATCAACGGCAGCGGCATTATTTCTACGTCAAGTAAAGCAAGCCTCAACACATGGGCGCATTACGCTGTTGTGCGCAGCGGCTCGACGGTGACGTTGTACTTGGACGGAACATCAATTGGCTCGGGCACTAGCAGTTACAGCATTGCTTGCACCGACATGACCATTGGCGGTCAGGATCGGCGGGCGTCTGGTCAAAGCGATGCCTATCACGGCTGCAATGCGTACATCAGCAACTTCCGAGTGGTTAAAGGCACCGCGGTTTACACCGGGTCATTCACTCCGAGTACCACCCCCCTGACTGCCATCAGCGGCACATCGCTGCTTGCTTGCCAGAGCAACAGATTCAGAGACAACAGTTCCAACACGCTGACTCCGACAACGGGCACCGGCGTGAGCGTCCAACGCTTCAGCCCGTTCGCACCGACTGCTGCTTACTCTACTGCCACGATTGGCGGGAGCGGGTACTTTGATGGGACGGGGGATAGCCTTAGTACGCCGGTTGTGACGGCGAACAACGTCGGAAGTGCGGATGACTATTGTGTTGAGGCTTGGATTTACCTCACCAATCAAGGCGGTGTTACTACCATCTATTCAGGCGACTCTGTGGGTTACCTTGCATGGCGTAGCGCAACCCAGCGTTTTGAGTTCGTCAGCAGCTCGCTTGAACTCAGGCTTTCTTACACTTATCCGGTAAGCCGTTGGTGCCACGTGGCAGTTACCCGTCAATCCGGCACGGTGCGGATGTTTGTTGATGGAGTTCTGCAAAGCCCAACGGTGGCGGCTGGTTCGGCCACTGGAAACACCGATACGCTGGTTGGTGCATCAACTACGTACTATTTCGGGTCTTATACCAATGCCACCAGCGGCCCGTTCTATGGGTACATCTCCGGATTCAGGCTGGTTAAAGGGAGCGCGGTTTACAACGCCTCTTTTGCTGTGCCTACATCGCCCCCGACCGCAATCGCAAACACGGCGATTCTGCTCAACTTCACCAACGCTGGAATCATCGACAACGCGATGATGAACGACCTTGAAACGGTCGGCAATGCGCAGATCAGCACCAGCGTGAAGAAGTACGGCACGGGGTCGCTGGCGTTTGATGGGACGGGGGATTACCTCACGGCACCTTACAGCCCTTGGATGCGGCTGATTAACGGCGACTTCACCATTGAGTTCTGGATGTACCTTGGCGCAGCGCAGGCCAACATGGGAATCGTCAGCAGTTACGAAAACAACAACGGGTGGTTTGTTCGTTTAGATACTACTTTTATCCGTCTTTGGGGTGGCGACGGATCAATCTCGGTTGACCGCACTTACTCATTCTCTACTAGCGTCTGGTATCACGTTGCCATCACGCGCTCGGGCAACACGGTAAGGATGTTTGTAGATGGCAGCAAGGTCGGGTCAGATGCGACCGTGGGAACGGCTACAGACACGGGCGCTCTAGGGATGCAGATCGGGCGCACCCAAACCATCACCAACGACTTCAACGGCTACATTGACGATCTCCGCATCACCAAAGGCTACGCACGCTATACCTCATCGTTTACGCCCCCTACATCGGCCTTCCCAAATACCTAGGAGCAACCATGCTAATTGCAAAGATTGAAAACGGTGCCGTAGCAAAGGTTGCGGACTACCGTGAGATGTTCCCCAACGTCAGTTTCCCGCCCAACGGCCCGGATGCTGACTTCCTTGCGGCTAATGGCTGCATGGGTGTGACTGTCTGGAAAGCCCACGACAAGACCCAGAAACTTGTGCCTGCTGCGCCGTACATTGAAGGCAACACGGTCTACACCGTAGCGGTAGAGGCCAAGACGCCCGAGGAAGTGGCTGCGGATACGGCAAGCGAGGCGGCTAATGTTCGCGCCCAGCGCAACGAAAAACTTGCCCAAACAGATTGGACACAGGGTAAGGACATCCCTGAAAATATCAGCAGCAAATGGGCTGCATATCGCCAAGCGCTGCGGGATGTACCAGCACAGGCTGGTTTCCCGTGGACTGTGCAGTGGCCTAACGACCCTAACTGGGTAGCACCGGAGTAAGACATGGCAGCAACGATTAACGGCGACGGCCTGATTACGCTTGACGGCACGTCCACCACCCAAGGCCGAGTGCGGCTGGCAGAGGATACCGACAACGGTACGAACTACGTTGAACTGTCTGCCCCGGCTTCAATTGCAAGCAACGTCACGGTTACTGTCCCAGCTACGGCTGCAACTCTTGGGTATCTAAACCTCCCGGCGGTTGGCACGCAAACGGGCAGTTATACCCTGACCACGGCAGATGTCGGCAAATACGTTCAGGTTGGCTCAGGCGGCTCAATCACCATCCCCGATGCTACCTTTTCGGAGGGCGATGTTGTGGTAATTGCCAACAATACGACGGGGAATATCACGATTACCTGCACGATTACGACGGCCTATATTGCGGGAACGGACGCAGATAAGGCTACGGTTACTTTGGCTACTCGCGGATTGGCAAACATTGTGTTCCTGAGCGGCACGGTTTGCATCATTTCGGGGAATGTGACGTGACCGGGATTTTGGCTGCTCTTGCTGGCGGTAGTTACGGAGGCGGTATTACGCCTACTATTGAATATCTTGTTGCCGCAGGGGGTGGTGGTGGCGGCGGTAGCGGAGGCGACTCTGGTGGCGGTGGTGGCGCTGGTGGCCTCAAAACAGCTACAGGCTATGCAGTCACGGCTGGATCGCCAATCACTGTTACGATTGGTAGTGGCGGTGCTGGGGTGACCAGTGGTTCTGGTTCTTCTGGAAATGCTTCAGTTTTTGGTTTGATTTCCACGACTGGCGGAGGTGGTGGTGGTGGTAGCCCCGGCGCGGTCGCTCCACAGACGGGCGGCTCTGGTGGTGGTGGTGGAACCCAAGCAAACCGATCCGGTGCTGCGGGGACATCTGGCGAAGGAAGCGCTGGCGGCAGCGGACAAGACGGCAGTCCATTTTATGGCGCTGGAGGCGGCGGCGGGAAAAGTGGTGCTGGCGGCAATGGAACTGCTGCAAGTGGGGGAGGAAATGGCGGCGCTGCGTTTACCTCTTCTATTTCAGGTTCCAGCACAGATTATTCGGGTGGCGGCGGCGGCGGCTGTTCGTCTAATCGCGGTACTGTTTCTGGTGGTGCGGGTCTTGGTGGAACTAGCGGTAACGCTGGTTCAAACGCTACCGCTAACACTGGTTCTGGTGGTGGCGGATGTGGTCACAACGCTTCTGGGTTGTCTGGTGGAAATGGTGGCTCTGGCATTGTCATAATTCGTTACGCCGACACATTTGCAGCCGCAACTGCAACTACTGGTTCTCCCACAATAACGGTGTCTGGCGGCTATCGAATTTATCGCTGGACTGGTTCCGGCTCCATTACGTTCTGAGGTAATAAATGGCGCACTTTGCACAAATTGACCAAAACAACGTAGTGCTTCAAGTTATTGTTGTTCACAACAACGAACTGCTTGATAACGGCGTTGAATCAGAAGCAAAAGGCATTGCGTTTTGCCAATCGCTTTTCCCCGGCACCAATTGGGTTCAAACGTCTTATAACGGCAATATGCGTAAAAACTACGCAGGCGTGGGGTTTACTTACGATGCAGGCCGCGATGCCTTTATCTCGCCAAAACCGTATCCCTCATGGGTACTGGATGAAACCACTTGCCGCTGGGATGCCCCAGTACCATACCCGCAGGATGGCAAAGCATACTACTGGGACGAACCAACAACCTCTTGGGTTTTGATGGAGCAATAAATGGCAACCATTCTCAACGCCGATACCGTAACTGGCGGCGCAATTATTACCGGCGATGCATCGGGGCAGTTGGAACTTCAAGCCGCTGGCACGACGACTCTGACGGCGGCATCGGGCAATCTGACGGTTGCCAACAAAATGACCGTGGTGGGCACGTCTAGCACCGCTGGGCTGAAGATTGCTGACGTTCTGGAAACGGCCACAGCGACCACTACGGCAGCCACGGGCACGATCAACTACGACGTGACCACCCAAGCGGTGCTGTACTACACCAGCAACGCATCAGCCAACTGGACGGTGAACTTCCGTGGTTCGTCGGGCACCAGCCTGAACACCTTGATGGCGACGGGCGAGTCGGTGACAGTTGCTTTTTTGGTCACCCAAGGCGCTACGGCGTACTACAACAGCGCAGTGCAGGTGGATGGCTCAAGCGTAACGCCGAAGTGGCAGGGCGGCACGGCCCCTAGTGCGGGCAACGCAAGCAGCGTGGATGCGTACACCTATACGATCATTAAAACAGGCAGCGCCGCATTCACGGTGTTCGCTGCCCAGACCAAGTTTGCGTAAGGACTGACCATGCCGCTGATTGCGACCCGAGGTGCCGCGTCTGCCCAAGGCTTTGGCGAGTTCGCCAGCAGCAGCGAGCCGGTATATATAGAGTCATGTTTCAGCACCTACCTGTACACCGGCAACGGCTCTACCCAGACATTTAACAATGGGGTTGACCTTAGCACTAAAGGTGGAATGGTCTGGATCAAGCAGCGAAGTTCCCCCGCTGAAGATTGGCGTTGTGTTGATAGCGCACGCGGCATTACAAATGGACTTCAGCAGAACCTGACAAATGCACAACAAGACTGGACTGGTCTTGGCTACGTTACTGCGTTCAACACCAACGGTTTTTCGATTGGTAGCAACGTATCAATCAACACCAGCGCGTACACCTACGCCTCATGGACATTCCGCAAGCAGCCGAAGTTCTTTGATGTGGTGACGTATACGGGGAATGGTGTTGCTGGACGCACAATAGCGCATAACCTTGGTTCTGAGCCGGGTTGCATTATTTTTAAGCGCACCGACAGCACAAGCGATTGGGCCGTGTATCACCGAAGCCTAAATGGCGGATCTGGTCCTGAAGACTTCAGAATTTTTTTAAACACAACCGCTGCCCAAACATCCGGCCCTTCATATACAGTTTCTGCCGTCTCATCCACGACCATTACTCTTGGTGGCGATGGTGCTGGTGGTGGTTCCACGTTAACTAACGTCAATGGCGCAACCTACGTCGCCTACCTCTTCGCCCACAACGCAGGAGGCTTTGGCCTGACGGGTACGGACAATGTGATTTCGTGTGGGTCTTATACGGGTAACGGTTCTACAACCGGCCCCGTGGTGACGCTTGGTTACGAGCCGCAATTGGTGATGGTTAAGCGTACTGACGCTGCATCTAACTGGACAATCTTTGACACCATGCGCGGGATGTCTCAGACATCCGCAAACCTACTGTACCCAAACCTTGCTGACGATGAAGGCATCGGAACGCAAGGCTGGGTAGTCCCTACCGCAACAGGATTTCAACTTGCAATTACGCAGTCCAGCGTAAACGCCAATGGCGGAACCTACATCTACATCGCCATCCGCCGTGGCCCGATGAAGACGCCGACAAGCGGGACGAGTGTGTTTACGCCTACGGCTCGCACAGGTACAGGCGCAGCGGCCACATTTACCGGAGCCGGATTTCCCGTTGATTCGTCTTGGATTAGATACCGTGGTTCACTTGAGGGAACCTATCTCGAAGATAGACTGCGCGGCGCAAATCGCCCACTGGATACCACCTCTACGTCATCAGAAACGGTGCAAACGCAGTACATCACTGGCTTTGACTCCATGACGGGCTACGGATTAGGCACTAACTCAGGGGTTAATGCATCCAGTTCAACCTACATTAACTGGGATTTCCGCCGCGCCCCCGGCTTCTTTGATGTGGTTTGCTATACGGGGACGGGAGTTGCTCGCACGGTGACGCACAACTTGGGCGTGGTGCCTGAGTTGATGATTGTGAAGAACAGAAACAACGCTGAAAACTGGGGCGTCTACAGCGCCGCTCTAGGAAACACAAAGCGTTTGCGCCTTAACTCGACTGACGCATCCGTTACGGCAAGCGCGGAGTGGAACAACACCAGTCCCACGGCATCCGTGTTTACCGTCGGCACGGATCAAGAGGTTAATTTTAGCGGTAACACCTATGTCAATTACCTCTTTGCCTCCTGCCCCGGCGTAAGCAAAGTCGGCTCCTACACCGGCACAGGCACGACGCTTCAGGTCAATTGCGGATTCACAGGCGGGGCTAGGTTTGTGCTTATCAAGCGCACCGACAGCACTGGTGACTGGTACGTCTGGGACTCTGCGCGTGGCATCGTGGCAGGCAACGACCCGTACCTGCTGCTCAACAGCACGGCGGCTGAAGTGACCAACACCGACTACGTTGACATCTACTCTGCTGGGTTTGAAATCAGCAGCACAGCGCCTGCGGCGATCAATGCCAACGGCGGTACCTACATATTCCTCGCCATCGCATAAGGAGCAAACATGGAAATCAGACTTCGCGCCGATGGCGCAGTAATGCTGGAAGATGAACTCCGGCGCTGGGCAAAAGAAACCACGGGCGCTTCGTGGAACCAGACCACCGATGAGGTGCTGGAAGCCTTGGGCGCTGATGTGGTGTTTGAAGGCCCACAGGCAACTGGTGGCACTCACTATCAATACTCAGTGCGCCAAGGCGTAGAGCAGATCAACGGTAAGTGGTACACCAAGTACGCGCTTGGCCCCGTTTTCGTTGACCGGCCTGCAACTGCTACTGAGCCAGCCAAGACTGCTGTTGAGCAAGAGGCTGAGTACAAAGCCCAGAAGGACGCTGCACAAGCCAAGAACATGCGTGAACAGCGTAACCAAAAGCTGAAAGATAGTGACTGGAGCCAAGTAGCGGATGCCCCGGTGGACAAAGCCGTGTGGGCTGCATACCGGCAGGCACTGCGTGACGTTCCTGCTCAAGCGGGTTTCCCGTGGGACATTAACTGGCCTGTTGCTCCGTAATCATGGAACTGAAAATCCCCGTTGATTTGGCAAACCAGATCATTGGTTATCTGGCTACTCGGCCATACCAAGAGGTTTACCAGCTTATTGATGGCATAAAAGCTGCGGTGCAAGCCCCAGCTAAGGAGCAAGAAAATGGTTAAAGCTTTTAGGGGTTTTAATTGAATCATGAGCGAGGAAACCTTGGAGACCCGTTTGTCGGTTCATGAAGCAGTGTGCGCCCAGCGTTACGAGGCCATTGAGAAGCGGCTAGAAGAGGGCAGCAAGCGCATGGCCAAGATCGAATGGTTGCTGTACATCACGATTGCGGCGGTATTCCTTGGCCCCGGAGTGGCGGCGATGTTCGTCAAGAAGGTGGTAGGAATCTGAAATGACCGACTGGTTGCTGGCTTTTATAGCAGCAGCCTGTTTTACTGCTGCGGTGGTCTGCGTGGTGTGGCTGGTCATTTTTATTTTGAGGTGATATGGAGTTGCCGAAGTTGACCCCCGTGGTGCAGTTTGTGACTGCATCATTTGCGCTAGTAGTGGGCGGCTACACGGCTGGGGATAAGTTTGGCTGGTTCCAAAAGCCAATTCTTGAATGGTCGCCTGAACACTTCAAGATTCCGGCCACCAAGATTGGTCAGCCCGTCAACGTCACCGTGGCGCGGATCAAGAAACGCGATGATTGCTCGGTAGAGGGGTTTGAGCCGACGGTAAGGGATGCTGCCGGAATGATCCACGCAGCCACGCCTAGCATGAGCAAATTTACTGGCCCTGCTGGCCCGGACATTGATACGTTCACCTACCAGTTGAAGGTATCCGACAAAGAGCCGATTGCGCCGGGTAAAGCGACGCTGCTGGCAACGATCAAGTACAAGTGCCCCGAGGGTGAGCGCACGGTAACTTACCCGCGCCATGCCAACCTGACGTTTACGCTGGAGAAATAATGCTGTCTCTGATTTCTACCCTTGGTGGCCTGCTGATCAGCGGTCTGCCCAAACTGCTTGAGTTTTTCCAACAAAAGGCAGATCAGAAGCACGAACTGGCCCTGATGAGGGTACAGACGGAGCGCGAACTGCAACTGGCTGCGGCTGGGTTTGCGGCTCAGGCCCGAATGGAAGAGATTCGCACCGAGCAGGTGGCCATGGAGACGGACGCCCGGATGACCGAGGCGGCGCTGAAGCACGACGAGAAGGTGCTAGAGAAGGCTTCCCGCTGGGTTGCCAACTACGTCGGGACTGTGCGCCCCACGGTGACCTACATCTTCGTGTTTGAACTGGTGGCAATTAACGCCTTTATGGCGTGGTACCTGTGGAATCACGGGGGGCTGATCCAGAACATTGATGACATCATTCGGTATTCCAGCCTGATTTTCTCGGACGATGAAATGGCAATGCTTGGGGGAATAATCGGTTTTTGGTTTGGGTCTCGGCAGTGGAATAAGCGATGAAACTCAGCCCAAAAGGCGAAGCCCTGATGCATCGCTATGAGGGCTTTCGCAGTAAACCTTATCTTTGCCCCGCTCATATTTGGACTATTGGATATGGCCATGTGCTGTATCAACAGCAAATCAGGCTCCCAGTAGTCCGAAAAGAAGGTTATGCAGGAACCCTGAGAAATGAATTCCCGCTTGCCGCTCAAGACAACCGAGTTTGGACGAAGACGGAAATTGACGAATTATTCCGATCTGACGTACAGAATTTTGAACGTGGTGTTCTTCGACTTGTTCCCGGTGTATCTGGGCGTCAAGGCGCTTTTGACGCTCTGGTCAGTTTTGCCTTCAATGCAGGGCTAGGCAACCTCCAGAGGAGCCAGATCAGGATGCGGGCCAACCGGGATGACTGGGAGGGTGCTGCGGAGGCTTTGATGGACTGGGTAAAGGGTGGCGGTCGAGTCCTGTCGGGTTTGGTCAAGCGTCGCGAGGCTGAGCGTGCCTTATTTTTGGAGAATCTGTCATGAGTTCAGCGGTAAAGAGCGACCCGGGCAAATGGAAGCGGATTGTGGCCTCCGTAAAAGCCTCGGGAAAAGGCGGCAGTCCGGGTCAATGGAGCGCCCGCAAAGCTCAATTGGCAACCCAGAAATACAAGGCTTCTGGCGGGGGTTACAAAGGCCCAAAAAAGGCAGATAATTCGCTTGCGAAGTGGACGAAGGAAGACTGGGGAACCAAGTCGGGAAAGCCGTCCACACAAGGTTCCAAAGCCACTGGCGAGAGGTATTTGCCAAAAGCGGCCCGAGAAAAGCTGACCCCGGCTGAGTACGGTGCCACAACCCGCGCAAAGCGCGAAGGAATGAAGCAGGGGAAACAGTTCGTGCCCCAACCTGAGTCAATCAAGAAAAAGGTGTGGTGATATGACTGTAGCTGCTGTCATGACTTATGACTCGCTGGTCGAGAACATCCAGTCGTATCTGGAGCGTACCGACCAAGCGACCATTGACAAGATCCCCCTTTTCATCATGCTGGCGGAGCAGACGATTGCTTCGCAGATCAAGTTCCTTGGGAACCTGACGGTCAACACCAGCACGATGACTCAAGGCGACAACATCATCAACAAGCCTGCCCGCTGGCACAAGACGGTGTCCATGAACATCACCGTGGCCGGTAAGCGGTATCCGGTGCTCTTGCGCCGGTATGAGTACCTCCGGGAGTATTGGCCCAACCCAGCCTCGGAATCGGTGCCGAAGTTCTACTGCGATTACGACTACACCCACTGGCTGATTGCTCCGACCCCGGACGACGACTACAACTTTGAGGTGCTGTACTACGAGCGCCTCCAGCCTCTGGATTCGTCCAATCAGACCAACTGGTTCACGATCTACGCTCCGCAGGCGCTCCTGTACGGCTCTCTCTTGCAAGCGATGCCGTTCCTCAAGAACGACGAGCGCGTTCAGCTTTGGCAAGCCTTGTACCAGCAGGCTATGGACGTGCTAGTAGCTGAGGACAAACTGCGAGTGGCTGACCGTCAGGCGGTTGCCATTGACTCCTAAGGATTGACATGAGCTACAACAGCCCATTTACCGGCACGGTGATTCAGCCGACTGACGTTTCGTACAGGGCCATCACGCTTGCGGCCAACACCCAGTTGGAGTGGCCGATCAACGGGAACGCCACGGACGATTACGCGGCGAGGATCATGGACGTTACCGCCTCTTCAGGCGGTTTGTCTCTTTACATGCCCCCGGCGAATCAGACTTCGGTGGGCAATGATGCGCTGATCAGAAACGTCGGCGCGAATTCTTTTACCGTCAAGACGTACAACAACAACGGCACGATCATCACGATTGCTGCCGGTGAAGCCAAGTACATCTACATCAAGACCAACAACGATGAATACGGCACTTGGGGGAACATCGCATTTGGTGTTGGCACTTCTGCTGCGGATGCTGCGACCCTTGCTGGCCTTGGTCTTGTTGCCTCTGGTTCTACGCTGAACCAAAGCCATCCGACCACATCCCTGATTGCTAGTTATACGTTTGCGACTAGCGACCGAGCGCAGACGTACATCTGGACTGGTGGCGTTACTAGCGCAACCCTGCCTCTTGCTGGGACTACCGGCAATAACTGGTTTGTGCTGTTCAAGAACAATGGTACTGGCACGGTAACCATTGACACCACTAGCAGCCAGTTGATTGATGGCGCTCTGACCAAGGCATTTGCCCCGGGTGAGTCGGCCTTCATCGTCTCAACTGGCACGGCTTACGTGACCATCGGCTATGGCCGAAGCACCGAGTTTGAGTTTGGGGTGCTGACCAAGGCGGTGACGACAGGGTCTTACACCCTGACGGCTAGCGAAGCATCAAACACGATCCAGTTCTACACCGGAACCCTGACGGGCAACGTCACGGTGACCTACCCGCCGGTGGTGAACCTGTACGTGATCTCCAACCAGACTACTGCTGGCGGCTTCACGCTCACGGTGACTACTGGAATCGGCGGATCGGCAACGGCCACGGTTCCTGCTGGCGGTCAGGCAACCCTGATCTGCGACGGCACGAACTTCTACAACGCCAATACGACTCAGGCTGGCGCTACGGCTCTGAGTCTGGTCAACGGATCTGCGGGATCTCCGTCCCTGAACTTTGCCTCTGAGACGAACACGGGCGTTTATCGCCCCGGTGCGGGTCGATTTGGGGTGTCTGTGCTGAGCAACCTGATCCTTGATGTGACGGCAACTGGCATCTCTGTGACTGGAACGGGTACGTTCTCTGGCGGTATCTCTGGTGGGACGTACTAATGACAAAAAAGGTGTTCGCGCTAGACACCAAACCCGGCATTCAGCGGGATGGAACTCTTTTTGACAAGGAGTTCTACGTTGATGGCCGCTGGGTGCGGTTTCAAAGGGGTCGCCCGCGCAAGATTGCAGGCTATCGGCAGATCACGGATCAGATTGCTGGGCCTTCCCGCGGCATCTTTGTCGTCCCCAGAAGCACCTTCAACAATATCTACAACGGCTACTCGGACGGCCTTCAGGTCATCCCCGTCAATAGCAACGGCGTAGGCTCTGGTATTACGGACTACACCTTTGGCGGGTCTGTGCTCACCGCCAACACCTTGGTCGGCGGGTCTGGGTATGTGGATGCTACGTACACCGGCGTGCCCCTGTCTTACGTGACCTCTGGCTTTGGGGCCGGGGTGACGGCGACCATTACGGTGGCTGGCGGCATCGTGACCACCGTGACCATTACTGGTGGGGGCTATGGGTACTCCGTATACGACAAGCTCACCGCGGCGAACACTTTCTTGGGCGGAACGGGGTCTGGCTTTTCAATTCAGGTTGCCACGATCTCCTCTTGCTTTACGCCATCAGATCAAAACCTATGGCAGTTTGACACCTTTACCGACTCTTCAGGAACCGGCAACAGCTATCTGCTGGCTCACCCGTCTCAAGATTTAAGTGATATTGACGACGAGACAAACACTCCGGTTCTTGCTGGCCCGATTGGGACTACGAACCTGAACCCCATTGGGGTGTTTACTCAGACTGGAGCGACGACCAGCGGGTCGCCTAACGTCACCCTGAGCGCCACCAACCTGAATATTGGGTTTGGTCAATTGGTGACTGGCCCCGGCATCCCTGCTGACACCCGGGTGGTGTCGGTAAGCGGGACGGCTTTGGTGCTGGACAAGAACGCCACCGCGACCATTGCTGCTGCGACGCTGACCTTTGATAACGAGGTATCGGTCTCTGGCGGGGTGGTTTCCTTGCATCCGTATGTGTTCGTCTACGGGAACAACGGCCTGATCCGTAACTGCGCTTCAGGAAACCTTGACGACTGGACTTCTGCGGAGGCTAATGAGGTCAACGTGGCCACCGGAAAGATCGTCCAAGGGCTACCCGTCAGGGGCGGTTCAAACGCGCCTTCTGGGCTGTTTTGGAGCCTTGACAGCCTGATCCGCGTGTCCTTTGCTCCTACGTCGTTGGGTGTTGCGGGTACGCCGAACTTCGCAGCCCCGACCTTCTGGCGCTACGACATCATCTCCTCCCAGTCGTCCATCCTGTCGTCTCAGTCTGTGATCGAGTACGACGGTATTTACTACTGGTGCGGTACGGATCGTTTCTTGCTCTACAACGGCGTGGTCAAGGAGATTCCGAACCCGATGAACCAGAACTGGTTCTTTGACAACCTGAACTACAGCCAGCGGCAGAAGGTCTACGCGACCAAAGTTCCGCGCTTTGGGGAGGTGTGGTGGTTCTATCCCCGCGGGAACTCGGAGGAGTGCAACGACGCCATCATCTACAACGTTCGAGAGAACACTTGGTACGACGCTGGGCAGGCTCTGGGCGCCCGGAGATCCGCAGGCTACTTCTCTCAGGTGTTCCGATTCCCCGTCAATGGCGGGACGGAGATCAACTACGTCGGCGGCGTCTTGGGCGTGACCATATCCAACGCGGGGTCGGGATATACCAACGGCACGTATTCCTACCAAGCCTTGACTGGTGGCACGGGTTCGGGCGCCACGGCCACGATTGTGGTGTCTGGCGGGGCGATTACCTCGGTGGTGATCAATGACCGCGGGACGGGGTATGTGGCCGGAGAGACGCTCTCTGCCTCTATCCCCGCAGGCTCAAATTTCTCCCTGACCATAGACAGCACCATGAACTTCGTGTCGCTCTGGCAGCATGAGGTTGGGACGGACGAGGTGAGGTTCACCCAGTCCAACGCCATTGAGGCGTACATTGAGACCAGCGACCTTGGCTGGGTGGCCGGTGGGCCGTCTCAGCCCTCCCCGGTGGGGGAGAACCGCTGGCTGCATCTGGAGCGTCTGGAGCCAGACTTCATCCAGTCTGAGGATATGGAGTTGTACATCACGGGTAGGTCTTACGCTCAGGGCGAGGACAAGACGACCGGGCCGTATGTCTTTGAACCCAACACGACCAAGATTGACCTGCGGGAGCAGCGCCGGGAGTTGAGGCTGAAGTTCGTCTCCAACGTCGCTGGGGGCAACTTCCAGATGGGTAAGGTCATCGTCAACGCAGACCTCGGAGACGTGCGTGGTTATAGCACCTAACCAATCTCCGCTGCTGTATGACCCAAGGTACTTTGAATTTGGGGACTGGGCTGCTCTAATGTGCGAACAGTATGCGGCGCAGAACATTCAGATCCCAGATCAGTTCACGGACTGGAAAAGCTGGGCTGCGGGCTTGATTGCAATTGATGTATTTGTCAACGAAGGCATCCCAAGTCCTTATGGATTTGATGATTGGAAGGATTGGGCGTCGTCCTTGGTTAACGTAATGAATGGTGGTCGGTGATGGCAATTTCTCAACAACTTGCAGAGCAGTTGGATTCGGCATATACCAGTGGAGACATTGGCGCCGTCAATCAACTTTTATCGGCTAATCAAGTTGGCGCTGGCGATGTGCAGAGTTTTTGGAATGCCACTCCTCAGCAAATGGGTCAGTTAGAAGCCGCAGGAGTTAAGTATTTTTCTCCAACGGTCGCCGCTCTGCCTAATGCAAATCTGTCAACAGCCAATACAGCAACACTCACAAATACTGGCGCAAACACTGGGGCGCTTGCTCAGGCAACTCAAAATAATACTGGCGCCTTAAATGCCACAAGTGCAGCCTCAAATGTTCCTGCAATTGTTTTCCCGACAAATATTGTCGATCAATCTCCTGCTGCAAAAGCCTCTCTTTACAACACTTATCTAGAGCAAGGTTTTACTGACGCTCAAATTAGGGCGGCTGCCAACTCTTTGTCGCCGCAATTAGATGCTGATTGGGCAGAACTCCAAAGACTAGCGCAAAATTCACCATCTTATTCTAAGATTATTGGACAGGCTTACGGCGGTATTGGCCGCTCTGGATTTGGAACTGAAACTGCAAACATTGATAGGCCCGGATACGATTATTGGATGAGCGAACTGACTAGTGGTCGCTTGAATCCAGACAATTTCCGCACAACTTTTAATCGTGCGGTTGATGATTTTATTACCGCTAACCCGACCAATGAGTACAGTCAGCAAGCTCTGGGTACTATGGTCAACAGTATTCTCAACCCTAGCAATAATTTGACTGGGGCACAAAGAATTGCTGCAATGACCAACCTGCAAAACAGGTACTCGGACGTTTTGACCGATGCCGAAATTGCAAGGTTTAGCGGCAATAAGTTTACTGCTGACCAAGTAACACAGTTTTTAGAGCCGGTTAGAACTTTTCAAACTAATTACGAGACAGTTTTTAATGACCCAACGGCTAAAGCGCAGGACATTGTCAGTTTCGTTGATTCATCTCTTGCCAACCCCACCATTTCATCAATTTATGGTACTCGGTTAAATGAACTGAAAAACTCAAATCAGTTTAAGGAAATTAGCCGACTGGCTGATGTGGGCACGGTGCGAGACTATGAGGGAAATGAGTACAACCCCTTGACCCTAGTGAAGCTTATGGGTCAAGTTGGCAAAAATATTAACGCCTCTAGTTTGGCGGGTGGCGCGTTCCTTACATCTGGCGAAAGCATTGGGTTTGATTACGGCGAGGCAGAGAGACTGCTTGGAAGCAAGCCAACGGCTGCTCAGCAAGTTGTTCTGGACATGGCCCGCTATTTGATGAAGTCTGGGATTACCGATATTTCTCAGCTTGGCAAATCAGAGAGATACCAGACCGGTTCAACAAGTGTTGCCGTGGACGATGAGGGATATTTGCTTGTTCCTGACTATGAGGGATCTCTTGTCAGGGGCAGGAAGTTGACTGATGAAGAGCTTGCCAGAGTCAAGACAACGCAAACCACTAGCGCTGGCGGCGAGGATGCGGGCACCATATATACGTCAAGAACTTTTGATGATCCTACATACGGGTATCGTCAATCAATGTCTGGATTAGATCTGCCGTCTGACTGGGATGAGCAGATGGGCTTCCGCGGGCCTTCTTTCCGGTTTGGCGAGACGGCTACCGGTAAGGGCAGAACACGCTATAACGTGATGTATGACCCGGAGACGGGCCTGCCTAAGTTTGGCACTGAAGCCAAGATGAGCGGTTGGTATGACGCGGCGCCAATCGTTGCTGCAATCGCCACTATGGTTGGCGCCCCTTACTTGGCAAGCGCATTAAGTGGCGTTTTGCCCGGGGCCGCAGTCACAGGCGGCGCTGGCGCCGCTGGGGCGGCATCTGGAATTGGTTACATACCCGCTACTGCTGCCAATACGGCTATCAGCAACGCTTTGGCGGGTGGATTGATTCAGGGCGCTTTGACTGATATATCTGGAACTGGAAGTTTTGGCGAAGGGTTTGTAAAGGGCGGTTTGCCGGGAATCGTTAACTATGGATTGGGTCAAGTTATTCCCGCCGATCTTGCAAAAAGCAGCCCGGAGCTTTATAACGCCCTGAGGTCTGTTGGAACGAACGTCATTACAGCGGGGCTGACGGGCCAAGATGCGGGTTCTGCGCTAACTAGTGGACTAATAAACAGCACTATGGGCGCAGCCCTCAATCGAATCCCGGGTTATGCTGATTTGCCTGCTGCCGGTAAGGTTCTTGTCAATCAAGCCGTCTCTTCTGCCATTAGCGGTGGGCGGACTGACCCCTTGACTGTGGCCATGGCCATGATTTCTGCGGCGAGAAAAGATACTGGTATTCGTCGCGCCAAGGGCGGTTTGGCCATGGCTTCTGGTGGCGCCGTGCCTCAATACGAAGATGGCGGCTACGTAGATTTCGGGGATTTCGGCGACTTTAGCTTCGGAGATCTTGATCTTGGATCGCTAGATTTTGGCGACTTTGATACAAGCGCGTTTCTTGACATCCCCGCCCTAGAGTTTGACTTTTCCCCCGTAGATCTTGGCGTAGCGGATATTGGCTTGCCAAATGATCTGCTGCTGGCATCTTCCGATACTAGCGATCTTGGGCCGTTCAGAGTGGATGTTAGTGGGACGCCAACATTTGCGGAAAGCAACAACGCTTCTACTGTTCCGCTGAATTTCGGTGAGCGTCTGCTGTCCGTGTCCGAGATTGACTCTCGTCCCGCAGGGTCGTTCTATGACCCTATGCGGAACGCTTGGATTACTGGTTCGCAAGACGTTCAAGATGTTCTTGACATCGCTAGTCAGGGCTTTGGATATGACGCAGGAGTAGGCCCGACGACTGGCGACTTCTCTCGTATTGATCGGATGCTTGGGTTGCCTACGGGAGATTTTGGTCTGGATTCTGGTGATTTTGTGGAATCTGGATCAGGCGAGCTACCTGATCTTGGTACTGTCAATGTGGTTACGCGCCGAGATGATGGTCTTGGAGATTTTTATGAGGCTGGCTCAGGCGAGCTTCCGGATCTTGGCACGGTTAACGTAATTGGCCGCCGAGAGGATGATGGGTCGGGCGAGTTCTACGAGGCCGGGTCTGGAGAATTGGACGATCTTGGTACGGTTAACGTAACAGGCCGCCGGGAAGACGATGATGCCGTTGACCTTGGCAGGGTTGAAATTGTTGGCCGCCGGGAAGACGAGGATACGGACACGGACACGGACGCGGACACGGACGCGGACACGGATACGGATGAGTGTCCTGAGGGCTTCCATAAAGGCCCGACTGGCGTCTGCATTCCCGACGAAGACACGGATGAAGATGAAACCCAATGCCCTCCGGGATACATCTACAACCTGAACACGCGGCAATGCGAGAAGGTGGGTTCTCCTCCCCCGCCTCCCCCGCCGCCTCGGACTCCACCGTCTCAAAGGCGCGCCTCGGCCCCGGCGGGCGGCACGAACATCAACGTGCCCCCTGTCCAGCAACTCGCCCCGCTTGTTCTTCAGGCGCTGCGGGGAGAAGGCGGATCGGGTCGGTTCCAAGACCCGCTTGAGCGTCTCAAAGAAACTGTTGCAGCCTCGAAAGGATCGGCATCCCAAATGTTCCAAATGGATCCATATCTTGAAAGCGTGTTGCGCCAAAGAGCCAGCAACAATTACTTTACGTATGGCCAAGAGCCGTCAATTGACAGCATTCTGACCGGTCGCTCAGGATTTGCTGAGGGTGGAGCCGTCCCAGCGCAGGGGATGCCGATGCCGCTTATGGCTAGCACTGGCGGCCTGAGTCATTACGGCGGTCGGGAGAACTTCAAGGATGGCAAGCACGTTGCCGGAGAAGGTGACGGGCAGTCGGATGACATCCCGGCGTGGCTGGCTGACGGGGAGTTTGTTTTCCCGGCGGACGTTGTTGCCATGCTTGGAAATGGCTCAACCAAGGCCGGAACAGATAAACTTTACGAAATGATGCACGGCATCAGAAAATACCACCGTTCGGCCAAGCCAGAAGATCTGCCGCCTCCGGCAAAAAAGTCGCCGCTTGACTATTTGCCGAAGAAAAAAGGAGCAAAAGCATGAGCATTTTTCAGGGAAGTCCCCTGCCTTCCATTACTACGACGCAGACCGCTCAACAGACTGCTCCCCAGTATTACACGGACTATCTGAGTGATCTGGCGGGTTTTGGCCGCCAGCAACTAGGAGTCCCCGCAGCGGAGCTAGTAGCGCCGACATCTGCATTGCAGACTCAGGCGTTTTCAACGGCTCCTGATGTGCTTGGCCAAACGGCTGCGCCTCTGGGTGCTGCTCAGGGCGCTCTATCAAGCCTTGCCAAGGAGATTACTCCTCAAGACGTTTCCGCGTTCTTCAATCCGTACCAGTCTGCGGTGATGGACGAGATGGCGCGGCGCAGCGCCACAAACGTCCAAGAGAGTCTTTTGCCTCAGCTAAAGGGGGCGTTTGCCGGTCAGGGAGCCTTTGGTAGCCGTCGATATGCGGGGGCTATGGGTCAGGCTTTGGCAGACATCCAGTCTGATCTTCTGGGCAAGCAGGCCGCTCTTGGTATGAGCGGATACCAGTCTGCTCTGGACGCTGCCATGAAGCAGAAGGGTCTTATGGGGTCTGCTGCTCAAATTGGCGGCCAGTTGGCGACTCAGACGGGCGCTCTTGGCCAGAATGCATTGAATACTCTGGCTCAACTTGGCGCACAAGAGCAGGCTCTGGGTCAGGCAAGGATCAATGCGCCGATGGTGCAGGCTCAAAACGTTGGCCAACTGATGCGCGGATTTGCCATCCCGACAGGTTCAACTCAGGCGGCCACCCGTCCGGGGCAACAGGGAGAGTTTGGTCTGTCTCCTCTGGCTCAGATTTCTAGTCTGGGTGGACTTATTGGTGCAGCGGCAAGTCCGCAAAGCAATCTGGGCTGGATTGGCGATCTGTTTAGAAGGATTACGGAGAATGTTCCTACGCCTACGGCGCAAGATTTCTCTACCTTCTACGATCAAGGCTCCGGCCAATATCCAGAATCTGGGGCTGAAGGTTAATTGGGGTCAACATGGCAACAGCTAAAGCACCGGCAACAAGCCCTCTGAATATCGTTCAAGGCGAAGAGGAAGAGAAGAAGTTCGCCGAAGTACGGGATCTGCAAAATCAGCTTAAAGAGGCGCTGGACTATCGCAAGGGGTTCTATCTTGACCCCACGATGCTGGCCATTGCCTCTGGTTTTGCCGAGCCTACGCTGACCGGTTCTTTCTTTGAGAGCGCCGGTAAGGCTGCGCGAAGGGTCGGAGAGACTCAAGAGGCCGAGCGCAAGCGTGCTCAGGAAATAGCTCAGATGAAGATGGAACTGGCGATGAGCGAGCTTTCCCAGATTCAGCAGCAGCGCATGGCAAAAGAGACCTCTGAATGGCTCAAAGGTAATGTTCCGGCTGGTGCTGCTGGTGCTCCTTCCGGCGCTCCGGCTGGCGCCCCTTCTGGCGCCGCGCCTACTGGAGCGCCTGCGGGTGCATTGGCGAACTCTCGCCCGGTGACTACGGAGACGATTGAAGCGATTCGGCTGACCAATCCGCGCCTTGCTGAGACCATGGAGCGCATCCAGAAGTCAAACCGAGACCGGTTTGTAGTGACCCAGAGTGGAAACATTCTGGACAAAGACACTCAGCAGTACCTCAACGTCAGAGTGCCGGGGCAAGAGCAGAAGGTCTACAACACCCCGTATGGTCGATTCTCAATGCTTCCGTATGAGCATGATGAGTTGCAAGCGGCCATTGATCGCGGTGAAGGTCAGCAGTGGTTTTCTCGCTGGAAGTCTGGTGCAGGGAAAAATGTTGTCTCTCAAGGCCCAGATCAAAAGCCTTCTGAGACGCCTCGCACTACTGGCAGGCTATCTGCTGAAGAGCAGGCCGCAAAGCAAAAGGGTGAAGAGGTTGCCGCCGAAAAGACCGCAGAGGCGGTGGTTAAGCGCACTCAAGAGGCCATCAATGGCGGCTCTGCCGCATCGGATCGCTTGCCTTTGTATGGCTCTTTGGAGCAGTTTGCTTCTGACCCGGACGCCAAGGAAATCTTTGGTATCTTGGCCACGCCCAAGGCAAGTTCTGCCATCCTGAAGCTGATCCGCAGCAAGGTTCAGTTGCCCTTCGGGATGTCTATTGAGATTCCAGAGATTGAGGATGCGCTGCGCGATGTTGGTATTCCGCCGCGCCTTATCTCCAAGGCTCAGAATGCTGCCGCCTTGATGGCTCAGGCTCAATTGTCTGCAAGTCGTGCAATGCAGGGGCAAGGCGCTGTGTCTGACTTTGAGCGCCGACTGTTCTCCACTTCATCGTTCTCCATGTCTGATCGTCCCGAGACGGTGATTTATAAGGCTCAGCGCTTTAAAGCAGCGGCTAAGGCGGACAAAGAGGTTGCAGACGCCTTGCTTGACACTGGGATGTCTCTTGACCAGTTCCGCCGTGGTAAAGACTACGAGCGGATCAAAAAAGAGTTTGATGACGAAATTCGCAGGATTGACGCCCAGTTTGGGGGCAGGGGTGCTGCTCCAGCAGCCGCACCTAAGCCTGCTGAAGCCGCGTCTGGCAAGCCTTCCTCTTTGAGAGATAAGGTTGAAAATTGGCGTCGCCCGTAAGGAGTTGACATGGCAGGTATGGATTGGCTAGATCGGCTGTCTCCAGAGCAGCAAGAAGTCGCAAACATGGTTGCCGACAAGGCAATCGCCATGGGTATTGATCCCAAGCTGGCGGTGTCTTTGGCTAAGCGCGAAAGCGACTTTGATCCAAAAGCCACCGGCAAGGACAAAGAAATCGGCGTCATGCAAGTGCTGCCCAGCACGGGGAAGATGCTAGGGTTCTCGCCTGAAGATCTTAGAGATCCGTCTAAGAACATTGACGCCGGTCTGAAATACCTCAAGCAGCAGTTGGATCGGTTCAAAGACCCGATGGAGGCTGCTGCCGCCTACAACGCAGGCCCGGGCCACGCCTACTTCAAAGACCCTCAGAAGAATGAACTGCCGTCCAGCACCATGGACTACTTGGCAGACATCAACAAGCTGGGTGGTTTTGGTGGCGCTCGGGAAGAAGAGAAAAAGCCCGAGGAAAAGTCAAAAAAGCCGGACAAGGTTAACGTTTCCGAAGAAGACTTTTTGAGTCGTTTAATGGAAGGCGTTGACAAGGACAGAGTTGCGGTTGATGCGATTGCTGCTTTGTTGGGCGCTGGGGTCGGTGGAGGAGGCGGAGCGATCCGTTCTGGTGCCGAGCGCATGTTTGGTAGTGGCGCTCCTGCCATGCCGGGGTATTCTGGGGCGACCGCCGGGGAAAAGTGGGCCAGAGCCACCGGCTATGGTATGGGTCAGGGCACCGTTCGGGATGTTTCTGAGAGGTTCAAAGCTGCCCAGCCCCAGCCTATTGGCTCGGGTAAGGTCACCAGCGGTATCAAGGCCGTTCCCGGCACCGTGGCGCCTCTTTCAATCAATGCCATACCTCCGCAGCTTCCACCCGCCCCGCGGCCATCTGCGGGGCAGCAAATGGGCCAGAGCCTAATGCAAGCTGGCGCTGCTGCCTCTAGGCTTCCGGGGGCAATTCCTGCTGGCGCTTTGGGTGGCCTTGGGGCTGCCGAGCTTGGCATGCAAGCGATTGATCGCTACAAGACAGATCCTGTGGGGTCGGCCATTGCTGGCGTAGGCGCTGCGGGATCTGCCGCATCCTTGCTTCCGTTTGCTCCGGCCAAGGTTATTGGTGGCGGATTGGCGATGGCGTCTCCCGCCGCGCTGTATCTGCTCGACAAGATGAGACAGGCTAGACAGGCTCCCCCTGCGGTGCCCATTTCTAGCATTGTCGCGCCCTAACTCTCGCAGTTGCCAAGGAGAGTGATTTAGCCCCCCTAACCGGGGGCTTTTTTTACTTCTTGCGGCCCTTGACCCACTGCTTGATCTGGAGCGCTTGCACGATCAGATCGTCAGCCATCTGGGGCACTTTCTCGTAGTTTTTGTGAAGACAAGCATCGTGGAGATCTTTCTCTAGCTTGTCGATCTTCATCAGGATGGTGGAGTAGTCCACGAACTCTTCTTGGTACGGAGTCATAGGTTTCCTCGTTTTGCCTGTAGGGCGTCGGCCACCTGAGTGTTCAGGGAACGGACGAATTTAATGCACATATCGCGCTCCAACTTGACGATCTTGGGCATCGCGGCCATGATGAAGCCATGGGCGATCTTCTCCAGATCCTCAGGGCTGAACTCATGGTTTTCGTCCAGATGGACGGCTATTTGAGAGAGGAAGGTCTGTACGACCTCCTCTTTGTTCATGTAGGGGTTCATGCCTTCCGTGCTTTGTGGGCGGTGACGTAGGACACCTTGGCACGGCGGGCAATCTCAGCCGTGGACAGATCCGGGTTCTCCTTGATGATCTGCATCAAAGCCGCCTTCTTCTTGGCCCGGGAGCCGCTTTTGGCGGTTTTGGCGGCCTTCTTGATCTCTTTGTGCCAAGCCTCGACCTCGGCGTCTACCTTGGGCTCTTGGGGCACCACGATGGGCTTCTGAGCCTGTAGGAGACGCTGCTCGGTCTCGTTGATCTGGCGCTGGATCTCATGCTGGAGGCTCATGGCGCGAAGAGCAATCGCCTCCATTACGTAGGGAACATCAGCCGAAGAGAGAGTGATTTGATATGTTTTCATGATGATTAGTTGGGGTACTCGCTGCGTCTGGTCAGTCGGCAATCGTGGTGGCGGTTATCGCGCTTCGATTCTCTGCGCGGGTGGAACTTGCGTTCACCAGCATCCGCTTTCCCCCTAAAGGGTTAGAAACAGTTGGTAGAACACGACCCGCCATAACAGCAGGTTGTGCATGTGGTGTACCGACCATTGACGTAAAAGGTGTGGGTCGTGCAGGACGCCCAAACCATGGTTGCTGTAGCCGCGAGGCCCAAGCCGACGAGAAGTTTCTTCATGGATTTCTCCTGTTCCCCAGATTGCGGTTATGTAGCCATTGGGGGATGACTACGCCGATAAGCCAGTTTTGGCGTACCAATAGGTTTTCAAGGCATCGAACATCTTCCAGCCCCGCTCCAGTTCTTCCTGCGTCCATTCCTTGATCACGACGAGGCCGGGTTCAATGACGGATACGAAGACGTTGGCGCAGCGGGACTTTGGCATGTCCAGCCCGTGTCTATAGGCAGCCAGTTGCATGCAATGTTCATCAAAGCCGGTGACTTTGGCAACAGTTTCGGATGTGAATTCCTTCGTTTTGAAGTCAATAACAACATCCATGGCGCACAGATCCACCTTCCCGCCAAACCCCAGAGGGCTGGCAAAAGACTTCTCCGTAAGCCATTCAAGGTCGCCAAAGCACTTATTCACCTCTTTATACACAGCCTCCAGATACGGAAGTGCGCTAGCCTCAATCGTCCCGTCGTAGAACTTCTCAATGGCCGCGTGGACTTCCGTACCCCGCTCGGCAGCTTTTCTTGCTTGCTCTTTGGAGTCAGCCTGTACCCGGGCGACGAAGGACTGTTCGGCCTCTCCGTCCGCTCGCGGTAGCGTCATGGCCGCCAGCATCATCTGATTGAGCTTCCAAGCCTCTAAACCGGGGTTTGCGGCGCTCTTGATGATGGTGGTGACCGAAGGTACTAGCCCCAGTTTCTTTGCGTCCCTGAGAGTCGTAGGGCGCTGATCACCGTTCTTTGCCGTGACGGTGTAGGCAGACTCCCCGGACTTGGTGTACCAGTGGGTAGATTCAGATGGTCTGGCGACGATCATTGTGGGTCTAGAGGTAGTGGTTTTTGTGGGTTTTTGGGTTTGATCTTGCGGAATTCAAAGAATCCCCTTGAACCATGGTGAGTCATCACATAAAGCCGCCCAAGATATGGTACGCAGTGGTCGTTGATCTTGAAGGCGCTATCCGTGTCTGACAAGGTCGTGTTGTGGCGCAAAAACTCCACGATGGTGCGTGAAGAGTAGTGCGTCCGCCCCTTGCTCCTGACCCGGTTGGCCTCTAATCTGAAAGCATCCCAGATATGGAGGTTGTCCACAATCCAGTCAGTAAACTCTTGCGAGAACTGATCTGGATTTTCCCGAACAAGGTTCACAATGCCGTTCATGGTCAGAAAGGAATTTCTGAATCGTCCATGTCATCAAACCCGCTGCCCTGCGTGTTGAACTTCTGGGTTTCAGCAGGCTTGTTCTTCAGGGCGCGGAACTCTGGGGATGCCTCAATCTTGGCCTTTAGTCCCTTGCTGAAGGTCTCATACAGATCCCAGTCAGGGTCAGCCAGACGGAAGACCTGAAGCTTGTTGGAGCCATCCGGGAGGCCGGACTTCTTGATGGCCGCGGGCACGGGCGAGATGCCGCCTACGTTGGCGTAGATCTTCCCGTTGCGCCCGGGAGCGTGGATCACGTTGAGCATGCACCAATTGCCCAGAACCTTTTGAAGGTCAAACCGGGCGGCCTCGGCGTCCGTCCACGGAGAGCCGCGCCATGCCTGAAGATCCTTGCGGAGGTTGGCGTTCTCAGACCACGACAGGGTGTAGTTCTTGAAGATGGCCAGAGGGTTGCCATCATCAGTTGCGATGGGGTTGCCCTCGTCGTCGTCGCCGTGAATCTCCCAACCGAGCATGATCTTGCGGGAGAACTTCTGCTCTCCGTTCCACTCGGAAGATTGCGTTCCAAGGTCAACGATGCGGTAGCAGCGGGCCAGATGGAGGCCAGCGGGGACGAGTTTGAATTCTTTACTTCCAGATGATTCGACAAAAAAGCTCATTTACTTTCTCCTAGTAGTGGGTCGGGAAGGCTTGCTCGACGCTGTGCGTCTCTTTGTAGCCACTGTTGATACTCTTGCTGTGCGAGTGGATCGTTTTTCCACTCCTCGTACTCCTTCTGGAAAGAGTTGATCCCCGAGAGATTTGGGGAATACTGCTCCGAATGAAATAATGAGATTGACATCAATGGTTTCGTTGAGTCCATCGCCTATGCCTATGAAGTAGTGATTGTTGCCTTTTTCATCGTGCGCTTGGACGATGCCGACCTTGCCGCGCCCGGTGAACCATTTGCATCGAATGGGGGTCACTTGCGTTCCTCCATCATTGCGTCTGCCATGCCGTATGCGGTTTCGGCCACATCGCGTGGACTCCAACAGGCTTGTGGCGTTAGCGTTCCGACCAGCACCCCTTGCATGGCCGCTGCCGCAAAGTAGTCCCTAAGCGTCATGCCCGGGATGTAGGTTCCGACATCCTCATGGGGTTTGAGGAAGGGGAACGCCTGATCAGCCATAAGCCGCTTGCTGGTCTTCGTCGCCACGATTGTTTACCTGTTTCTCTACTTGAATAAGAAGTTCAGCGGTCACCGAGTCTAGCAAGTGCAGTTTTTTTGTCCACCTTGCAATTGTCAATCTGATGTCGTGGAGCAACTCTTCTTTGCGAAGATCATCGTTCATGACATCGGTGGTTAGTCGGTAGCCGCCACCAGTCTCTCGGTCGTTTTGTAGGCTGACGAAAGCCCGTATCTGTACAGGCTCTGGCTCCACTAGCGTGATGCGGCAGCGTTGGATGAGTACCCGCGCCTGATACCGTCTATGAGCGTCAGCCGCCACTGAGTCGTCCCACTCAAAATGCTTGTGCAGAGGACTAGATTCGTCCTGCGCTTCCATTAACACATCGTCAACCGTAAGAATGCCGCCCTTTTGGGTGGCGATTTTGGTTAACAACTTACGCTCAATTTCCATAGCCATAGTTCTCTCCTAAAAGATTAAATGCCTGCTGTGCCAAAACATTCCTCGCCAAAACGCTCTTGAACGGGACGCTCCTCGCCTGCCTTGCCATGCCACACCTATCTCGGACTCGCCTAGCCTGCCTAACCCCGCCCCGCCGGTACTTGCCATGTCGTGCCATGCCTGCCTCACCATGCCGAGCCTTTCCCAGCGCCGCCTTACCTGCCGTGCTATACCTGAACCATCCGCACCTCTCCGCGACTTTCCGGGCCACTCTCGGCCGCTCCTCGCCTGCCCCGCCTTGCCGAACGCCGCCGAAACTCGCCCCGCCTGCCTTACATGGCGTACTTGGCGATTACTTCCTTCTCACGATCCGTAGGCACGACGTTGAACAGGCCAAATCCACAGCCTGCTGACGCCTTGCTATCCGGACGACCTGCGCCGATGCCTACTTG